TGGCTTGCCAACCTTTCAAACTTCTTTAAAGTCGCATCCAATCCTTTTACTTCGATATTCACTAATTGATGTTTATCATGATGAATCCTTCAATCCTTCGTGCCGTTCCGTTTGTCCAACTGGAAAAAGCCGTATCATTCGCACCTATCGCCACATCAACCGTCGCTGTGCCTCCCGTTATTTTCCAAAGGCATGGCCCCTGCGTTGTACTGTTAACCCCATGAATCAACCCCCTCTGTTCACCTGCCCATGAACTCGCATTAAATGGAATGTTAAACGATACCGTAGTTCCCGTACCATTAGGAGAGGCACACCGGAAATCAATAAACATGAACATCGTTTTGCCGATGACCACATACTGAGCCTGTTTAGTCGTTAAACTTGTTAACCCGGTTATCGAAACAGATGATGCCCAGTCTTTCCATGTACTGTCAGTTATTTTTGTATTGATACGGGTACTTAAACTTGCAGTATCTGTGGCATTCAATTTGACGTTAACCTGTGCATCCGTAGCGTATGGGGTTAACATTGTCGCCGTGTCGGATATATTCACTTTAAGGTTAATCCGGCTGCTAAGGCTGGCAGTATCTGAACTATTCAGCTTAGTATTTATCCGGCTTGATAAAGACGATGTATCGGCTGCATTTAGCTTTAGATTAATTCTATTGCTAAGGCTTACCGTGTCAACATTCCTGAGATATGGCAACAGCATCGAACTTGTGTCCGCATACTTTACCCGGTTAAACAACGTATCGTATAAATCAGCCTGATCCTCTAAAGCCCCGGTAATTGCTCCCCATGTCGCACCGCCACCGCCTGTGCCTACACTGTCCTTTATCTTGTAAGTAATACCTCCCTTCAGGTAGAAGATTGAATCCTTACCGGTCACACGCCAAATACTATCAACGCCAGTACCTGCACCAATCAAATCAATCAACGTACTAAAAGTTGCTTTACCCTGGTCATACGGTGGACGGAAAATAGGCACATAGTCACCTACTGCCAATGAATCCAAATCAGGCATTTGATTGTACCTTATCTGCCCGTAACTCAAAGAACTAACCAACAAACAAACTATTGTTATTATCCGCTTCATTAGTAATATTGTATTGTCGCTTTCTCACCAGTTCCAAAAGGAATACTCCACGTTAACACACCAGTCCCGGCATTAAACAATACTTCCTTTTCATTGGTATTTACCGCGCCTGATGTAATTACTTTATACTGCACACCATCTTTAAAAGCACCAAACACATTAGCACCTACCAAAACAGAAAAAGTATATCCATCCTCGCCATTAGTTCCGGTAAAATTCAAAACCTTGATGTTATCTGTTTCCACTGGACTATCTGAATTAATACCGTTATCAATCTTTTGAACTTCGCAAATCTCCCACTGTGACCTTGCCTCACTTGATACCCTCACGCTTGTTATCTCATACCTTGTACCATCATAGTCAATAGTGTCATTTGAACGTGTCGGCCTTTCTTTCTCATACCGCATGATTATACGGGTAGTGTATGGATATTTACTTTGCCCGTAATCATCATTCCTATTCCCAGACATTTCTTCAACCGTTGCCCACTTATTCCATGATCCAGTCTGCACCGCTACATTCCCACCGTATAGGTTCTGCATTGCCTCCCACCTCCTTACTGTTACCCTGCTTTGCAGCTTATACAACACGGCTAAATGGTTTTAATATCATCTTGGCAATAGGGCCGATACTATCAGCACCATCAGCCCGGTTATCATACAGGTAAAGGATAGTGTTTAACAACCCACTCTTCAACTGAGCCGGTAGCGTTTCATAACCACCTGTGTACACCGCTTTCATCCTTTCATCCCACGGCTCTAAAATCTGCACGAAATCACCCGTACTCAATTCATAATCTGCCGCCTCAATCGCATCACCGTCCGCATCGTATAACTCCACACTATCAGCTTCAATCGGGCCATAAGGCAGATAAATACCGCCATTAGGGTTACTCAACTGCACTGTAAATTCACGCTGTACAAACCCGATGTTAGTGTACGCCTCGCACATCTTCCGGGCAGCAGTGATAAACATTGAAATCAAATCATCATCAGTGCTAATATCAATGCGGCAAAAGTCCTTCGCCTCTTGTAATGTGACTGGCTCTGTTATCGAACTCTCATCACTTTGTACGTCTAAAATCTTGTTATACAGCATATTTTAAAAAACCCCGCCCTTTCGGGCAGGGCTTTCTTTTATGAGCGCAGGAATAAACCTTATGAAGCGTTACCGAAATCAGCGTAGATCACTGAATTAGGACGCATTACGTTAATAGCCTCGAAACATTCGATACGGGCTGTAATCAGGTTTTTAGTGAAGTTGTCGCCATCTTCCATGCTGAAATCAACACGGAGGCTTTCACCTTCAACCCTTTCAATCAGGTCAGCATCGAAAATCAGGGCTTTGTCATCTGTAACCCATGATGTGCCAATTACAGGAACACCGCAGATACGAATGTTTCCAACCGGGTCAATTACAACACCACCGGGAACACTGTAATCCTGTGGCTTTGTTTTCAGCAACCTTGCCCACTGAGCGAAGTTTACCAACACATAAGAAGCTGAGTAATCAGCAGCCATCTGATTGGCGATGTAATCTACCAGGGCTTCAGCATCAACCGTAGCTGATGTAGTTGTAGAACCTGTGGCAGCACCTGAAACAGTACTGAAGAAATCGGCATTTTCTTGTTTGTAGAAGTCACGCATGAGCATCCTCGGCAGCGTACCCTGAAGGAACGGAAGGTTATTAGCCATCTGCTTAGAGAAACGGGCAAAACCAGCCTTGTAAGCAAGGTTTGTCTTAACCTCTGTCAGATCATAGTCAATCTGTGATTTTGCAGAACCTTCAGTTTGGTTTGCGATAGCACCCTCACTTCCTGTTTCACGGTATGTAACATACAGACCAGTTGCGGACTGAACCGTAGGGATCAGGTCACGGAAATTTACTTTCTGACCGGGGACAAGTGCCTGACGGCTGTTATAAGTAGCCACTGAATCACCTGTAAGATTAGATGACAGTAGCATATTACCGACAGTCTTAATCTCGAATGACACATGGTCACCCTTTTTCATCTTGGCGATTTTCTCTTCATTTTCTGCAACACCTTCAGCGTACAGTTCACCAAAAGACTTCTGCTCTTTACCGGCACCGGCCTTAGCGGCAACCTTGATAGACGTTTGCAGTTCATTGAAACCTTTTACAGTTTCTTCCAGCTTGGCCTTCAGTGTGTCCATTTCGGCTTTCACATCGTTGTCTTTTGCAGCCTTTTCGATAAGGGCTTCAACTTCTGCTTTCAGTGCCTTTACTTTGGCTTCCGCAGCAGTGGCGGCTTTGGCTTCGATTTGATCCACGATAGCGGATTTCAGGCTGTCCAATTCAGCCATTAATTCTTTCTTTTCCATTATAATTTGAATGATTTTGTGAATGATTGTATTACCTCCGCTAAATCTTCCTCCGGCTCAAGTGTTTCACGGCTTGAGTGTTTTATATCAAGTATTAGCTGACTTAATTGCTTGCTGTGCAGAATGAGCATCTGTATTGTTTCATCCGTTGCCGTTGTTTTACGGCAGAAGTCCTCAATAGCTTTTTGCTGCTCAATGATTTTGTCTAAGTCTGTGATAGACTTTAATCCCGTAATGGGAGTAAGTGGATTTGCGCCCCATGCTGTCAGGCTTGAACCTTCAAACAACTTGACTTCTTTAATCTCGTACACATCCTGACCGTCCTGCTTTAACTGGCTTTTCTTGATAGTCCTGAATCCGATACTATGCTCAGTAATTAGATTCGATTCAACCATCTTGATAAAGTCCTGCCCTAAGTTGTGGCTACCTACCTGTGATTCATAATACAATCCGGTGGCATCTTCTTTCAGGGTAATAAGCGAACCCAAAGGCTGTGATGGGTTGTGGTTCATCAAGTGCTTTACCCTCGGATTCGGGCTGTCCGGGCCATTCTCATTAATTGTTTTCGTAAACGCACCACGGCGGATTATATCGCCATCGCTATCCACATTATCGAACCGGGAGAAATATCCTGATACTATTCCTTTCTTAGAATCAGCATCTTTAAATGTAGCCCCTGAAGTAAAGCCTTTGTATGTGTACAATTTTTCCACTCCTTACAAAAGTAATTGTATCTATTACCTTTGGTATATTCTTTATACTTTGTATATTTACACTATACAATTCTATGGAAGCAAACGACAAACCATTCCCTATTCGTTTGGGAGAATTAAAGCCAATACTTCAAATGGAAGCAACGCAAATGGATAGGTCGCTACATTGGCTTATAAAAAGAATCCTGAAAGATTATACTGAAAGTAGAAAAGAGAAAGTAAGTAAATCAGGCTTTACGGATTATTCTGCCGTTCCTGTCACGCTTGGCACGAAACCCTAAAACACATCGGCAGTTAACAACCTCTGAAGCCGGAACAGGCAAACCATTGGGCTGATTACGATCGCCCGGCTTTTGCATCTGCACACCCCCAACAGTGAAAGGGGCTTCAATATCTATCACTGTATTATCGACATTCCTGTGGTCATGGCGCGTCCTCGCATCATTTACCGCTATCCATTCCTTCACCATCACATTACCGGAAGTATTTGCGTATTGTATCGCTGCGCCATTGGCGGCTGATGTAGTTTCTGTACGGGCAATCCGCCTGGCTCTCATTTCGCCAAACTCATTAGACTGTAACAACATTGTAACTGTTTCATTTAAACTCAACCCTTCAGCAGCAGCCCTTGACAGGATCATTCCAATATACTCACGGCTAACATCGGTCAACTGTTCTGCATAGTTCAATAAATCAACTCCGTAATACTGCCTTATTAATTCAACTATCTGTGCTTTAAATCCCATTGGCATACGGGCTTTATCCTGCCTTAAAATAAGTCTTACCCGGTTTGCCCATGCAACGCCGACCGTTTCGTATAAGTCTTTCAAAACGGCATACATTGGATATGACGGTACTTTCATTAAATCGTTGGACTTAATGTAAGCCTTAACTTGTTCCTGTAATGCTTTTTTGAATTTAGCCGTGTAGGTAGCCTCGTAACGCCTCTGTAACCTATCCCACTGCCGTATGTATTCAGACTTCAACATGAATAGTTATTCCAAAGTTTCCCAATCTTTCCGCTATCTGTTGCTTGATTTGCTTAACCTTCCAATCATGTTGCTCACGCTTTACCGGGCATGTGGGGCGGGGCAAACGCTCGTTGATCTCACGGTCAATACGCTTTACCACCGCATCCACTATTGATTGTATTGAATCACTCATAGGTTGCCCGTATCGTTAACCGGGGGAAGGCCAGTCAGTTCATCTAATAGCATCATTCCCGACGGTACAACAAATTTATCCATTATTTCCATATCAGAAACGCCAAAATTCTGTATTTCCCGCTTTTCATTAGGGGTTATCCACCACATTGTATTCAGTGCTGTTGCCTGTTGCTGCATATCGTCATGTAAAGCAGATACTTCTGAAATATCGCAATCAACGTACTTCTTTTCACTCCCCGGAATATACGGTAAGACTTGGTAGTTAATGGCATCCCTGAAACGGTAGATATTAGGCAGAATTGACGTTGTGTACAGCCTTTTTTCTGCCCACTTCATGTTGTTATCCGTTGCACCTGAAAGGCTTATTAAGTGTTCCGGGAAATGGTAAGCCATGCAAGTCTTACTGAAATCCTCTTTTGTAAGTTCCAGTAAATCCATGTCGGCAAGTGTTGAACCGATAGGCAGGTAGCCCATTTCACCTGAAGCAAAGTAAGGCGCACCCTTGTTTTCTGAATTGCGCAAATAACGTCCGAATGAATCTTTACGCAAACCGTTCTTTTCTACCGCTTCAAAGTCTGCACCCTTTTCAAACACAATCCCAGGTACCCCGCCGTTCTGCACTTGTGCTACTGAAGCATCCATAGCAGAATTAACCCGTGTCAACCTTCGCCTTAATACAGCCAATGGTGACAAACCACGCCACCCCATGTTATAACGTGGGTCAAAGTATTTGACATGTACAATCTCTTCCGGCATGAAGCTGAAAGAATTAGTGCCATCAATATAATCGTACCTTGTAATTTTTTTGGGAAGAGTATCAGAAACCACAACAGTAACACGGGATGAATCAAGCATGTGGAAAGTGCATAATCCCTTATCTGGGCCAAACTCTATAACTTCCTTCCAAAATATAACTTCACCAACAGCCAGTAAGACAGTGTACATCTGTACTTTCTTTTCATAGCTGAACTGTGCCAATATTCTGCTAACAATGTCAGTTTCTGGTAAATCCTCCAATGACTTCAACCGGAAATACTTTGCCTGTATTGTTTTGGGGTCTTTGCGCTTGTAGTTCTTAAAGTTCTCATCATCTACAACATCATATCCGTACATCGGGATAGTCGCTGCCGTTTCAGCCATGTAAGTGATGATGCTGTAAACCTCGTCAATCGTAGCGTAACGCTCAGTATCTGACTGGGTAAGCCACGTAGGGTAAATGAACTGGGCTGATGTTATGGGGATGTTATTGCGCTGTAATGCCTTTACTTGATTCTCTAAGGCAGCTATCTTATCCTTACCAAGGATACGGTCAATAATTTGCATCTGCAAAGACGTATTTAGGTTTAAGTTCAAACATTTCACGCATCATGAACATGTCCAACAAATCGGGAGATTCACCGGATAACCTTATCTTCTGATCCTCCTTAGAATTAATCTGTAATTTGTCCATGTCTATTTTATCCCGCTTTATCGCCTTGCGCTCATATAAGAACCTTTGCCTAATGGTTGTACGCTCATCATACATCCTTGCGGCTACTAAATCGCTAATCTTTATTTCACCTCTGTTAACCCTTTCTGCTATCCTGTAATAGCATTGGGTTTTAAGGTTTTTATAGTTCTCTTTGATTACTCTTCCTGATGCTGTATCCCTTACCTCAATAGGGGAAGTGCCACCGTTAAATGGCACTGCTCCCCTGATAAATCCATCAATGTAACTGCCCACACCATCCGAATCATAGCAAATATACGAATTTTGTACACCATAGTGTTTAGCAACAGAACTAATCAATTCTATCACTTGTTTCCCATCCGATTTATCCATCACTTCGATGTTGACAAGTTCCCACCCTTCCCAATATCCGACCACTAACTTATTACTTCCCTTCATGGCAATATCAGCCGTTATGTATTTACCTTTTTTGTCAACTTCACGCACATTATCAAACATCCCATTGAACCCTGAGATACTGAACAAATCCACATCGGATTCTGAAGGCTTCCAACACCCTTCCAATAGCTGCCGCCTTGTGTCCTCATCCTGACTGAGAAGATTACCTGGGTAAGACGGGTCAGCCTTTAATCCCTCTTTATTGTCATAAATAGAACCGGAAACAAATGTTAGCGACTTGATAAAGTCCTCTGCCTTCAGCCCTGATTCTTCAATCATCGGTCTAATAATGTGCCATGCAGCATCTTTGACCTCATCGTATGAATCTCCCCAAATGTACTCCCCACCGTACTTTATGAAGTACCTAATCTTTCCCCTCCTTTCCAGTATCGGGAATCCAGTATCAGGATCAATCCACCATTTAATCAGATTGTAAACCCACGAATCCGGGTCAGGGTTGCACGTTGCCCGTACATAAGG